TAAACTATCCCGATGAGGTAATCGTTGAACAGATGCGGAAACCTGAAAATTTAATTGCGTTCTTGGCATTGTTTGGAGAGGCAATTGATATAACTGGAAAAGGGATTGCGTGCCATGGCCTGAATGATGGTGGGTGTAATGCATGCACCAAAAAGTGCACAATGGATGAGTGTGATTGTATTCGGAGAGTTCTGATAAGCATATTAGACAAAAGCAAAAAATGCAAAGTTGTAATATTATTTAAAGGATCTTATTGCAATCATGTTCCTGGAGAGTTTGCAAAAAAAGACGCAGATGAGATCTGTAAGTTTATGAATGGGAAAAAAACAAGCGAGAATATAGAATACACCGTTGAAGAGGCGGTCTGATTGCATATTGCGTTTATTGGCATCGATGGAGTAGGAAAGACTACTATCATCAACCGAATACAGGATTCGGGGCATGAAGCAGTCTATACCCAAGAGCCATATAACCAAATTATAAGAACCATTCTACCATCAGACGATCCGGTTGAAAAGTCGTATGCGTTTGCACATGACCGATTTTGGCACATGCACGATGTAATTATCCCTGCAAAAAACGAGGGAAAAGATATCATATCAGACCGGTGCTATTTGTGTAATCTGGTATATCAATCATATGACGGGGTAGATTTGAGGTGGATTTTAGATATACAACCGAAAAATTTAGTATTTCCAGATTTAGTTATATTTTTGTATGGAGATCCTAAAATATGCGCAGAACGATCTGGTGAGGATGCATCAAGATTGGACGCAATACAGCGGAGATATTTTGAAATTCTAAACTCTAAAGAATTGCCACCTGTAAATTGGGTTGGTATTAATGTGGATGACATGTCTATTGATGATATTTACATTGAATGCGCAATGATAATATCTGACAATTCATAACTATTTTATACTTTTAAATCATACATATACGTGTGACTATTGAGAAAGTAACGTGCCTGCGGTGTGGTCACGAATGGTATCCAAGAACCGAAGATAAACCGCGTTCGTGCGCTAATCAGAATTGTCGGTCGATTAACTGGGATAGGCCGAGGCGGGTTAAGAAGAATGCCGAGTAAAGTGTGTTCGAAGTGTGGTGAAGAGAAAGATTTTGAAGCGTTTTATAAAAAATCGGCATCTAAAGATGGTAAACATCCATGGTGTAAATCGTGTTGTATAGAGCATACACGTATTTATAATTTGGAAAACCGGGATCGTATGTTAGAAAGGTATAAAAAGTATAACAGGGAGAACAAAGAGAAAATATCCGAAAAGAATGCAAAACATTACGCATTGCACAGATCTGACAGGATTCAGTATTCAAAGGATTATAGATTAAATAACCTTGAGAAGTCTAAAGATTCTCATCGTAGATATAGGATTAATAATCGTGATAAGGTTTATGAAAGGAATAAAAAGTATTATGATGATGGTCCTGGAAAGATTCTTGCGTCTCGTGCAAAACATAAACGCAGGGATATAGAATCAAATTTGGATAATACTTTAACGTTAGAACAATGGGAGAAGATACTTTCAAATCAAGGTAATAAATGCGCTATATGTGGTAAGCGATTCTGTAAATCAAGACCTCCCACAAAAGACCATATTATACCTGTATCTAAAGGTGGAGGATTGACATTTGAAAACGTGCAGGCACTTTGTAAAAGTTGCAATTGTTCAAAGGGTAATAAAATTGATTATTCAAAAGTTACAACATGGGGAGTGTATTCATGATCCGCGCTATTACGTCAGCAACTGCAGCACAAGCGTATAAAGTTCTGTTCTGGCATTTGGTTGAGAAGGGGGAACCGTTTACGTCAGAGGATGGTGCAGATTGTAAAATAATAGACACGGTGATATGCCACATTGATAAACCACTGGAACAGTTACCGGAACTCATCCAGATGTCTCCACTCGGCCCGCTCGCAATGGAACAATATCGAAAAGACTTCGTTAAGGGAGTATCCCCGGATGATCCACGATTAATGGATTTTGAGTATACGTATCATGAGAGGCTTTTTGATTATACAGTTCCTGAAAGTGACATTTACGTAAATCAGATTGGAAACATAATACATAAAATCGTTCATAATCCGTTTACCAGGCGGGCGGTTGCGTGTCTGTGGCAGCCTTGGTGTGATATTGACTCGCCTGAACCACCATGTCTCAATATGGTTAAGTTCAATGTTTCACGGGATGGAACCAGGTTAAATCTTTCATGTGTATTCCGATCACACGATTTAATCGGAGGGTGGACTAATAACGTCTATGCACTCGCACATTTACTCAAATTAGTAGCAGAACAAATTGGAAGAGATGTGGGATACCTCGAAGTGATATCATTCGATGGGCATGCTTACAAGAAAGACCAGTATCAGATTGACAGACTAAAAGAACTGCTTAAACAATAAACTACTTTTTTATTATATATTCCCAGAACTGGGATATTCCAAACAGCGCAGCAATAACCGCGCCTGATACCCATGCATACCGAGACCTGATAGGTTTTTTACATTCGACCAAAAGAGACACCGTTCTGTTGAGTTCCGCAATAGACTGTTTAATTTCCGTGGTATCCTCGTGAATTTTATCAATATCTATTTTGTGGCTGCGGCAATGCTCGTTTAACTGGTCTCTTGTCGATTTTTGCATATCCCACAACATTTTGGGGCTGTATTCCCCTATTATTGGTGTTTCTGTCGCCATGTTATCCCTTATTCATCGTCGCGTCTGGATAAAGGGTTAGTGCTAAACTGTTTTATAGGTTATCGAAACTATTATACGGATGTATATCATATATTATAAGTGCTATGATAACAGAAAAAGAGTGCCTCCGATGCGGGCATAAATGGATTCCGCGGGTTTTTACAGAGCCAATGCAGTGTCCAAAGTGTAAAAGTGTTTATTGGAATGTTGAGAGAAAGGAAAAGAAATGAATCTTATTATAGATGCAGAATTTAAATCGGCACTTCCTCCATTATCAAAAGAGGAATACGACCTATTAGAGTCTCAAATAATTCAGGATGGATGCAGAGAATCTCTGATAACATGGAATGGAATACTCATTGATGGGCATAACCGGTATGAAATATGCAACAAGCATGGATACTCGTTTGAAACCGATGATATGTTCTTTGATTCACGGGAAGATGTTTTAATCTGGATTTATCAGAATCAGATTGGTAAGAGGAACTTAACTGATTATTCCCGTGTAGAAGTCGCGCTAAAGTTGAAAGATGCGATCGCAAAGAAAGCACGGGATAGACAAGGAACAAGGACAGACATTGTGGAAATATTTCCACCAAGTGATACCGGGAAAACAAGAGATGAGATCGGCTCTTTGGCAGGAGTCAGCGGGAAGACAGTTGATAAGGTTGAATACATCCAGGAACATGCACCAGAAGAAGCAAAAGAACAGTTGAGAACTGGAAGTATATCAATTAATAAGGTATTTGAGGAGACAAAGGCAGAAGAAAAACGACTGGAACCTGAAAAGAAGTCTCTATTCAATGAAACAAATGATAATATAGAATGGGCGCGATGGTCATGGAACCCAGTAACAGGATGTAAGCATGGATGCGAATATTGTTATGCTGAAGACATCGCAAATAGATTCTTTAAAGAGAAATTTGAACCTACATTCAGACCAGAGCGATTGACAGCGCCTCAAAATACAAAGTATCCAGAAAAGGCAAAGTCGGATACTGGGTATAAGAATGTATTTGTATGCTCAATGGCTGATTTATTTGGAGATTGGGTTCCTAAAGAATGGATTGACGCGGTTCTCGAATCTGTTAAATCGTCTCCTCAATGGAATTTCCTATTCTTAACAAAGAACCCGCGAAGGCTATTAGAATTTGAATTTCCGGATAATGCATGGGTAGGAACTACAGTTGATATACAATCACGTGTTCAAATTGCCGAGGAAGTATTCAGAAAAATTGATGCGATTGTCAAATTTCTATCATGTGAACCAATGCAAGAAGAGTTAATCTTTTCAGACATGAGTATGTTTGATTGGGTAATAATTGGAGGGAATAGTGGGAATCATAGAACTAAACCATCTCAACCTGAATGGGATTGGGTAGAACGACTCCTTAATAAAGCACGTGATGGGGAAGTGAAAGTATATTTTAAACCTAATCTTACTGTAAGGCCGCGGGAATATCCAGAGGTTTTAGATGCAAATGAAACGTGGGCATTCTAAACATACAATCAGGAAACAGTATATTTTAGAGGATGTCATAGATAAAACATGCGGGGCACTACGAGGTATATCAAAGAAAACAAATTCCCGGATTGTTTTCAATTGGATTGATGCAAATGCAGGTATCGGTATTAACCCGGAGGAGGGGTGTTTAGGGTCTCCTGTTATATTTAAAACTGTAATGAAGAAAAATTCATGGCCTTATTGTGCACGATGTATAGATAAAGAGTCTGATTTTATTAGAGAATTAAAACATAATATAGGATCTGATTTACAATTTAGATTTTATATTGGTGACAATTGCGATATAATACCTGGAATAATAGATAGAATGTCACCATGCCAATATGGTATAATGTATTTTGATCCTAATGGTGCTCCAAATTGGGATATGATATCTGATATTTCTAAACATAATAATATGAGTAAACTTGACATACTTATTCATATTCCAGCGACATCTATAAAGCGTAATATTGGCGCCGGATTCACTGATAAATCGTTATACGATCAACTAAAGCGAATTAATAAAAAGAAGTGGTATGCTCACCTATGCCATCCGATGGGTAGTGATGCATGGCAGTGGATAATGTTGATTGGAACTAATTATATAGGTTGGAATCTGAAAAATATTAATTTCCACGGGCTTGATACACCAGAAGGACAAGCGATATTAAACTTTACAAATCACAAGAAAGGGACTCCATATACTGAAATGGTTGCTCCTCAAAAAATATTTGATGGGTTTAACTTTATACATCACAGTGAAAAGTTAAAACAACCATCATTATCAGACTTCAATTAACTTTTTCTTTTCTCACGTATATTAATTAGTAACGATGCCCGCTAAAAAAGATTCCCGGTCAATTGTGTATCATAAACAACCGTCAATACAGCATAAAGACCCATTTCAGACTGAAAAACAAGAGGAAACCGCTGGTAAGGTGCTGGAAAAATCTATTATAAAATACAGAAACAAAGTGATTGAAGGGTTGAAACAGGAGATGAAAGATGCCCCCGAATAAAAAAACTGTTAAACAAATTACACAGTTTGATGAGGATTTGGGTGAAATAACCGAAGAAATATACACAAGTGCAGAGGAAGGGTATAAAAAAGGTTTAATTGTAGGAGGGCAACAATTGAAACCTCTTGGTATCGAAGCGAGTATGGGAGTAAAAACGAAAATCGAGACTCTGAAAAAGATACGCGCCGCAAACGAGAAATACATCGACGGGTGGGGAGAGAACATCAACAAGATGGTGTATGATATCGTATGGGATGGAATAGAGTCTGGTAAAAGTCTGAACACAATAATGGACGATATTATCAAGGCTACTGATAAATCTATTTTACAGGCTAAAAAGGAAACATCTGACATAGTAATTGATGCTGCAAGAAAAGGTGAAATAGATTTATATCGTCAGGCTGGGATAGGACTGTTTAGAGACATCGCAATCGTTGACGATAAAACGTGCGGTGTTTGTTTAGGGTTGAACGACCAGATTTTTGAGGTTGAATGGGATGAGAACGATGGGTATGTGAGTTATGATAACGGCCAATTTTTACAAGATATCGTGGCGCAGTTAAAAGAGAGTTCTGGGTATGACACTTGGGACGACCTTAATCCGTATGAATGCCGGTTTGGCCCTCAATATCATTCGAATTGTAGGTGTCATTTTGCTCCCGTTTTGACTTTTGAGCAGTATAAAGGAGTAGTTCAGACAACTATAAGTGAGGTTTAGAGTTTATTCCACCTTCACACCGGTTCTGACTATTTCTACTTCTTCCCCGATCCATTCTTTAGGGAGGTAAACCCGTCCAGTGTTTTCATGGGGTTTAACTATTTTCACAATTCGCTGGATTCCAACAATAGAATAAACCATATGATTACAAATGGTCACAAATACACATAAGCCTTTCTAATACCTTTAAATACATAGTATAAGCCATGCCACCCTCCATAGTCGCACGTATACGGGAGTCTGAACCCGTGCGCAGGCAGGCTAATAAATTCGGGCCGGGCGTTTCTCCATCGTGGGACGCTAACGACCACGTAACGCAAATAGACTTTTCTGACAAGTTTAGCAGGGAAATGGCTGAAACCTGGTTGTCTGAACATGATTACCACGAGTTTACCGTTGAAGATGCTGAAATAGAAGAGAAGGCACGCACATTTGGGTATCCGTTCGTAAATCTCGGCGGGAAGTTTGAACACACACCAGAAGGCGGACTTCGCGTGAAAGGGGTTAAACTCCTCGCTGCTGGGACATGGACTGACAGCGCGCAAAAAACCGCGTGCGAATATTCGCCTGAAGTGTTGAAACAGTTCTCGTCAAACTGGGTAGATAACGCGATATGGTCGCGGCATTTCGGTGGTGTTCCGAGAAACATCACTGAAAAAGTGGGAATCGTCGAGAATCAGCGGTATGAGAACGAAGCAGTAGTCGGAGATCTCTATTACCACGGACTCACCGGGCAGTCACGGGATACCATTGCCATGATTGATAATGGTCTGGCCAATTTCGTGAGTGTTGAGACGGTTTCAAAAGATAAGTGGAACGTAGGAAAGAAAGTGTATCAGGCGCAGGAACTTGGGTTTACCGGGCTTGCAACCGTAAATCAAGGCGCGTGCCGGGTATGCAAGATTCGGGAGAATGAAATTGTGGAACCCGAAACAGAAGCAGAACAAACCATCAGAGAGGATGAAACTCTAAAAACGAGTGATTCTCTTGATGGGTTAAGAGATAAGATTCGGTCTGGTTTAAATAAAGGAACCACAGGCCAGAATATAGACGGTCCATATATTATTGCTATATTCCCGGATCAAGTGGTATATGAGCAGTATGATGGAACTGGAACTAACCAATACCGGACACCTCACCAGATTGGCGGGGAAACCGTTACGTTTGGAAGCCCGGTTCCGGTAGAAGTGGCATACCAGGACATTGAACCAGAACCAGAACAAAAGTTAGGAGCATTTGAGGAAGACATGGAATCTAAAGAATTAGAAGAGAAACTCGAAGCCGTAAGGAAAGAGTTCTCTGACAAACTGGAAGCAGCCGATGTAGTAAACAAGGAACTCGCTGCAAAAATTGAAGCGATTGAGAAAACTCCACTCCCGCCAAAAAGCGCTGGTGGTAGTATCGTAGAGGAACCAAAAGAATTTGAGTTCGTTCCGGTGGTTACATTTGACCGAAAAACCGGAGTAATTAGCCGGAGGGTATAAAAATGGCAGATATTTCATCATTTCCAACCAAGGCTACTCTCACATCCGGAGACGTCAGCCTGATTAAGACTCCACTCGGACCAACGCAGCGGTTTATTGCTGCCGCTGCAATTAAAGCAGGTCAACTTGTCATTTATGGCGCGACTGCCGGAGAAGTTACTCCTTCGGTCGGGGCAATCGACGAACGCGTTGCCGGGTATTGTGCCGATGCGTATGATTCGGGCGACGAATGCCTCGTGTGGATGCCGGGTAACATCGTTCGGGTAGTCAACTTCTCAACGACTGTTGCAATCACTCACGGTCAGTGGCTTCAGACCAACGACAATTCTGTGAAAGGAACCGTAAACGCAATTGATTTCACTGAAAGCGCAACTGCTACCCAGAACATAAACGTTGTCGGATATGCAATTGAACCGATTGCGGTTTCCAGTTATGGGTATGCGTATTTGAGCACCCCCGTGATTACGGTGCCACCATCATAAGGAGGTAAAAACAATGACTAATGATAATTTCCACGGTGTAAAAGCGCTATCTATGTATCTGGCATACGATTACGCCGATAACAAGGACAAACACCAGATTCTGAACTCGATCCCTACCCGGGAAATGCATGCGTATATTGAAGGGGATGACATTAAGACTGCGAACGTCAGAGAATTGCTTATTTCTGGGACTGTTCAGGATACCACGCTCATACAGACCGAGTTCTATAACACGGTCATGCAGGGTGCTGAACCAATGCAGTGTATGCGGAGGTTCCTTCCGACAATTAACCTGTCTACCGGCAACACTTTGTCAATTCCGGTCAGTTCTGCCGGTGCATATGCAGACGATGTGATGGAAGGACAGGATATCGTCCCGAAGAACGCAGGGTATGACCCGGTAACCATTACCGTGGGTAAGATTGGAGACGCTCCTCTTATTACTGACGAAATGGTTGCAGACTCTTCATACGGCCTTATTGCTCTGGAAGTCGCAAAGTCCGGGCGCCGGGTAGAGAACAAGTTCAACAGGAACGTGCTTGCTGTGATTCTCAATGCAAGCGGGCTTCAGACTCATGATACCACCGGAAGCAACCAGGGAGTCGCGGCAGTTGCAGAAGCAAAGGCAAAAGTCGCCGATTACAACTGGCTTGCTGATAAGATTGTTGCGCATACCAGACTTGGCGCAAAACTGCTCACTGAAACGTTCCCCAATGTGAACTACAGTGGATACAACGCAGACGCAGTAAGAACCGGTATCGTCGGAACTACCATTGTAGGGCTCGACTACATGGAAACGTCAGTTAACCCGCTGGCAACCGGGAAGACCTGGGGATACTCATCTGGAGATCAGTATGGCGGGGTTGTCGCTGATGTGATGAACCTTGGCGCGACTGTCATCCGTAATGATATCCAGGTTGAGAACTTCAGAGACCCAATTAAGCAAATTCAGGGTGCCACTACCACAATGAGGTTTAAGGCCGGAATTATCAACGCCACTGCCGGATGCGCCATTATCTACTAAACGAGGTAAATAAACGATGGTATTGAGTTCGATGTCTTCCCCGTGTTTGTCAGGACAGTTAAACAGAGACATAAATACGGCTGAAATGGATGAAACACTTCTCAACAAAAAGGTGTATTCAGTTCCTGTTCAACCGGTAGATCTTCTGACTGACACTGACAAAACGGTGGACATTCGGCTCATACAAGGGAGGAAATAATGGTTACCACCGTAGACAGAGATGATTTCATTGCGTTAACTGGAACCACTCTCTCTACAAACATCGTGGACAAACTACTCGAAGCGGCAGATAGGGCAGTAAATACAGAGGTTGAACGACTCGGAAATCCGAGCATTTCAGAATCCACTCTGTATGACGCCGCCATGCTGTTTGCCAAATCGATGATTACTGACTTGTATCGCCTGAATGGAACATTTGATGTGTCCACTACGGATTACAGTCATAAAGGCAATACAGAGTCAATGATTTCAGGGTATCGAGAAGAGGCTAAAGAGATTATCAAAAAGGAATCGCGTAATAGCGTTACCTGGATCCAGAAGGCTAACCGATGACGTATCCTGCCGCTCTCCTGTGCCATAACGCAAACCTGCAAACGAGCACAATTGCAGGGTCTGCTACTGACTGGGGGGCGGGAGCAGGAACTCCGGTGTATACTGTTATCAAATGCCGGTTTGGAACACCACAGGAAACATACAACCTTCACAAATCAGGGGAACGACTGATTAATAACCCGGTTTGTATTGTCCCTGCAGGAACGGCAGCAGTCGAAGGGAACAAACTCATAGGGGTAACTGCTCCCTTTGACAAGACGTATATCATCAAAGAGGTTAAACCGGCGATGTTAGCGTCATCCATCTCTCATTTGATATTATCAATCGAGGCGGTAGAGTAATGGCAGGCATGAAGGTTACTGGTGTTACTGACGTGTTAAAAGCGTTAAGAAACTTGAAACCTACGAACGATGAAGCGGTAAATATCCTGACTAATGCTGCTCGGCCGTTACGTGCATCAATGAAACGAAAAGCACCTACTGATACAACTCTGTTACAGCAAGCGATTGTCATTAAGGATGTATCGGAATCCGGGATAATCCAGATTGGTATTGGTGTGTTTGACCCTGATGTTGTTAATTACGCAATATACCAGGAGTTTGGAACCGGGAAATACGCCACGGGGCCGGGTGGGTCAAAAGCAAAACGTATCCCGTGGTTATGGAAAGTGACGTCCCAGAAATGGGCTGACATTTTCGGGATTGAAGTTGGTCAGTCGGTCATATGGTATGGAAACCACCCTCACCCGTTCTTACGCCCGGCATGGGATGAAGAACTTGAGAGCACTCGCAAACTCATCATAAAAGGAGTTGCAGATACGATTGTCAAGAGGCGTAATTCATGATTACGGGTATGATTCGGTCAAAACTTCTGGCAACGGCTGCGGTTACCGCTCTGGTGTCAACCAGGATTTACGTTGATGATATGCCGGATCCCGCGACTCTCCCAGCAATCAGTATTTCAAAGGCCTCATTTGTCCCTAACAAGGAAGTAGGGAAAAAGAAGTTTGAACGCGTTCAGGTATCGTGCTGGGATGAACCCGGAAATCCTAAAAACCCGGCAGTGGTGGAATCCGTAGCGGCTGCGGTAAGAGCCGTATTTGACATTCCACGGTGCAATTTCTCCCCGTATCGGTTGACGTCAATCGTATCTGCCACTTCATACGATGTAACCAAATCGCATTGTAGTGGCGGGTTCAGACTGGTTGACCCTACTACGGGGTGGTATCATATTCCCGTGGATTTAGAACTTGATTATAACGAGGTTTAAAAAACTATGGCAGATGTAGTTGCAGCCGATGTCCCGCAAGGGACTGAAGTAAAATGGTATGGTGGCGGTGCAGTTGCACAGGTTGACCTTACCGGAATGACCGGAACGGCAGCAGTCCTTGGAGGAACCTACCTTGCAGAGTTTGGTTCTCTTTGGGTCACCGTGAACGATGTTCAGGTATCGGTTATTGAGCGAAAAGCGTCAGCAGATGCAACAGAAACCACTGGTGCAGACGCGTTTACTCTCCCTGCAAGTGTAGGGGCTACTGACGTAGTTGTTGCCTATTTTGTCGATATCCAGACGGTAACACTCCGGCACGTTGCGACATGTAAGGACGTATCGGCGAGCACTTCCGCGTCAAGCAGCAAAGAGGCAGTCCACGGTCAGACGACCAAACTAACCACCGTGGGGGTGGCCGAGTCTACTGCAAGCATGGAGCAACTCACGTATACACTTGATTTCGTGGGGATGTTGTTTGGTGATACACTTGCATCATCCCCGGTGTCCGGGTGGTCGAAATGGTCTAACAAGACGCACGCATTTAAGAAGATCGGTGCTCTCGTAGGGAAGCGCCGGAACTCAAGCGGGGTTGTTATTGATAAGTTCTTCCTGTATGGTGCACAGGCTAACAGTTACGACCAGACGTTTCCGACTGAAGAGATGTATACCGAATCTTTCAACTTTGACGTCGACTTCCTGATTCGGGCAAGGAAGGCTTAATCAATGCCCACCGGAGAGATACCCAATCCCTCCCTTGATGCAAGGGTAAGGGCAAAAGACGTTGAGAAAATCAACGAATCGATTGAGTTTCAGACAACGGCTGACAAGATTCTCGGTCTGCTCGCTGAAGAACCTATTATTATCAAACTTACTCCGGAAGTCTCAATGTCGTTCTATCCACCATCGGATGAGCAGTATATTGATCTGCTTTGCATCAAGGGGGAGGGTGGAGAATACGCTCGGAAAATGCAGAAGTCGGGTATTACTCCTGACATATCCGACGAAGAAGCAGAAGAGCGGTCTCCTGAAATATGGGGAATGGTAAAAAACGCACGCGATATGTTAACGAGCATAAACGCGTTACTTGCAGATTTAAGCGTAGATAAGTCATTCACGGCAGACCAATTTAAGCGTATGCCGATGACTTACAAGCAGGTTATTCTCAAGGCTATATCAGCAGACCATACAAAACAGATAGAGGCTGCCCGGAAATTTCGCAAAAAGCGATAACGGTGTAGGCCACGCCCAAATGCTGGCTTATTTCAATTTCTCTGACCCTCGCGACTTTGGGAGATTGCCAGAACTGCAACGAGTATTCATCAAAACATCGTGGAACGCGATGAACCAACCTAAAAAGAAGTAATTATCAATCATGGCTGAAACATTAGGAGAATTGTTTGTCGTTCTTGGATTAGATGACCAGATGAGCCAAGGTATATCTTCGTCGATTGATGATGTTGAATCGTGGAGAGACGAGATAAACAAGACCATTGATGAGGTTTACGGTGTTGATGAGGCTCTGAAAGACGCTGGAAAATCCCAAGAGGATTACGGGAAAACAACCGAAGAAACAACAGAAAAACAAAAAACTCAATCAGATGAAACAGAAAACTCCACTGAAAAATTTCAGGGTCTGGTTGTAACTCTTGGCGATGTTATTGATGCAGTAGACCGGTTATCAACTGGGTTAGTAAAACCAATTGATGCATACAGAGAACTGGCATCCGCTGCTGAATTTACGGCGGTTCAGACTGGAAACAGTGCTGAAGAGATGGAAAACAGCATTAAATCTCTGGTTTCCATAAATACGTCGTTAGAAGAATCCATCGACCTACATGAAGCGTTAGGAAGACAAGGATACAAAGATTTAGATTTGATAAAAACGCTTACGCAGGGATATGACAATTTAGGGGATGCAACAAAAATACCTGCAGATGTCCTTGTAGAATCATTAACTCCCGCTTCAAAAGCGTTCAGAGAAGAGTTTGACGCTATAGACTTTGCCGAATTCGCTGTGATGTTTAACGAGACCGGAATAAGCGCGACAGAGTTCGGGGCTGCAATGGGAAGGACGGGGGGAAAATTAAGAGATCTCGGTCTCAATGTTGATAACGTCCGTATTCTGATGATGGGGCTCAAAAACGAGGGTAAAAGCGCTCGTGCTATAATGCAGTCTCTAAACTCTATAACGACACTATTATCAGATTCTGAAGACGCGTATGCAGAGGCTCAACAAAACGTCATTGATTCCACAAAAGACCTCGCTGATGCGCAGGACGATTTAGCAGACGCTCAACAGGGAGTTTTAGACGCTCAACAGGGGTATAAAGACTCACTTATCGGTGTAACAGAAGCACAACAGGATCTGATTGATTCTCAACAGGGGGTTACTGACGCAGAGCAGGGAGTTGCAGACGCTATACAAGGAGTAGCAGATGCACAGGCAGAGGTTCAGAATTTGCTCGACGCTGTAGTAGAGGCACAGGAACGAGTAACAGAAGCAACCAACCGGTTAAAAGATGCACAGGATGCTTCTGCAGATGCAGCAGACCGAATAAAAGATGCACAAGATGGAGTAGCAGATGCCGCAAACTCTGTAGAAGAAGCACAAATAAACCTCAAAGAAGTAACAGATTCTCTTGCAGAAGCAGAACTGTCCCGGTTAAAAGCGTTAAGCGATTTAGCAGATACGCAAGATAAACTCACCGATTCACAGGATGCGTATACAGAGGCATTAATAGCAGTTGAAGAGGCTGAAAGAGATGCTGCTGATTCCGCTGACAAAATAGCAGATTCTGAAGGTAACCTCGCTGATGCTCAAGATGAAGTCATAAAAGCGCAGTTGGATTATCAAGAGTCGCTTGATGGTGTGACAGAAGCAAAAGAAAAACTCATAGATGCCACAAATAGACTAAAAGATGCCGAAGACAACACGAAAGATGCACAGGATAAAATACTCGACGCACAAGATAAAGTCGCCAAATCCGCAAACGACATAGAAGAAGCCGAATTAAACCTTCGCAAAGTAAATAAATCGTCTAAATCCACACAGGAAGACAAGTTAAAAGCACAGAATGATTTAGAAGAGGCTCAACTTGCATATGCGGCGTCACAGAGAGATGTTGTTGCAGCAGAACGGGATAAAGAAGCCGCTGACCGAAAAGTAATTGAGGCACAACAGGGAATAACAGACGCGACAAACGCGGTAACAGAGGCTAACAACAACGTTATCAGGTCTAACCTCGCTATACAGGATGCGTTGCGGCAGGTTGAGTCTGCACAGAGAGATGTAGACTCTGCACAACGCGACTATTTAGATGCGCAGGATAAAATACAGATTGCAAATCTTGCAGTTGCAGATACACAACGCGAAATACTCAAGTCTCAACAGGATGTTGTAATCGCCGAGTTAGACCTCATAGAGGCTAATAAGGAACGGGGGAAAACCGAAGACGACATTATCAAGGCGCAAAACGACCTTGAAGAAGCCACACGAAACTACGAAAAAGCGATACGCGACGAGACTTCTGCAGAACGAGATAAAGAGTCGGCTGACCGAAAAATAGCAGAAGCGCAAACCGGTATAGCAGACGCAAGACGCGATGTGGCAGATGCAATTGACAAAGTAGCAGAGTCGGAGCGTGGTGTTGATGAAGCCACTCGAAAAGTAGCAGAATCGGAGCGCGACGTAGAAAAGGCTCACCGTGACGTTACAGACGCTCAACAAGGTGTAGAGAAATCATATCGTGACGTCGAAAAAGCAAAACGCGACATAATAAAAGCGAATAAAGACGTTATAGATTCTGAAGTTGCTATAAAAGACGCTCAAAAAGTAGTCGAAGATGCTAATAAAGGTCTTGTTGATTCTAAAGGAAAACTCGTAGATAAAAACAGAGACGGTATTTTATCTGAAGAGGAGGCAGCAGATGCACTTGGAATATCAAAAGAGGCATACAAAAAAGCACAAGATGCGATGGATGGCGCAATTGGAAAAGAAGACGACTATATAAAAGCAACCGACAAGGGGATCAGCAGCACAAAAGATATGGAAGTTGCAACGTCTCTTATGGGGATAGAACTTGGAAAACTTGGAGATCCTATCGGGGGAGCAATTGGGTCTATATCTTCTCTCGTTAAGACGTTCTCTGATATCGGGTTATCGTTGTTAGCGTTAAAAGTTCTGTTTCCCGGAGCGTTTACATTTATTGCAGATTTCATAACCGGTATGATCGCCGGGATAAGTGCAGAACTCGGAGGAACGTCTATTATAGCGACGATAACTGCGTTTCTTTCAGGAGTCGCTGAAGGAATTGCAGGGGAACTTACTGCCGGACTACTTTTAGCAGGCGGAATTATGGCTGCCGCTGTTGGTGCAGGATTTTTAGCAGGACTTGCAGGAGTATTTGTTCTAGTTGAGACAGGTGTTACTGACAAAATTGCAGAATTGGGTAAATGGTTTGAAACATCTCCAATTGGAAAAGTTATATTTGACGCTCTTTCAATTGCAATTGCTCCGGTGGCTGCTATAGGAAGTGTTGTTCTTCAATTAGTTAAAAGAAATTTTGATGCACTCCCAGAAGCGTTCGCGGCCCCATTTTATTTGGCATGGGAAAGGATAAACAGAATTGGAGGAGACATCGAAGCAGCGGTTTCATCGTTAACTGGTGGGTTGCTCAACGATATAATCACGTTTGGAAAGAATGTGTTTAACTCGATGGTTGCATTCTGGCAAGAAGTGCTTGCAGGAATGTCAGCATGGATAGAAAATATAATTTCAGCAGTAACCGTGTTTATTGCAGACCTGATAACGAAAGTTGTAAATTGGGGAATTGACAGTTTAACCGCAATACAAACGTTTTTTGCTGACGTTATCGTGTCACTTACTGAATGGGTAACTACGTTTACCGCCGCAATTGTGGCATTTTTCGCTGATATCATCACTAAACTCACTGAATGGATATTATCATTCACTGATTCAGTTGTAACGTTCTTTGCAGACATTATAACTAAACTGGTTGAATGGGTTGCAAACTTCACAAACACAATAGTATCTGGCCTTTTCGCAGTTGTTGAATCGGTAGTTGCTCCATTGCAGAGCATTTACGACACAATAACCGGAAAATTCTCTGCTATTTGGAATTTTGTATCTGGTATATGGGATAAAATAAAAGCGGCAGCGGCAGAAATTGCCAAACTCATACCCGGAATGTCTGGCGGATCGTCTTCCTCTTCATCTGGTGCGCTTGGTTCGTATGCAACCGGGACAGATTACGTCCCTAAAACGGGGGTATACAAACTCCATGAGGGTGAGGCAGTTATCCCCGCGTCTCAAAATACTGGTGCACCAACATCAAGTGTTACCAACAACCAAAACAACTGGACTCATGCAGGTGACGTTATATTGCCAAACGTAACCAATTATACCGAGTTTAAGAAGGAGTATGAGATGGATATGAGACGGAGAAATGCGAGGAGGAACGCGATATGAGCACGTATATTACTCTTGGATCGTCGTATACTTCCGGAAGCACGATGATAGCGCCTTATACAGATGGCGGGTTTCAACCTGCAGAAGTGACACCAGACCTTATATCAGACGCATATCATTATTCTCACACTTTTACTAATACTTCGGGATCTTCAAGAACCATCAGAGAGATTGGATTTAGCACGGCTCCTGGATATTCTAACATTGCGCGGTTTACATACACCGAATCTGACTTGTCTAACCTCGGTATTGTTCCTGCAGGTGGCACTATTACGGTTGACGTCTATCAAAAATTATATCCCACTCAACCATATGCGTGCACAGTAACAATTGATACGTCCACTTTTACTAACGCGGCAAACGTTCATTATAACGGTGTTCCGTTCCCCAACGCGTCAATAACTGGTATATCCCCGGCATATGGAGGTAAATCGTGGGAGTTTAAATGTTATACCGAACTACAGTCAGAAATTGACGCGTTGCAGGCGTATGTATGCCCGATGGAAGTAGGAGTGTCGATTACTGGCAGGCAATATGTTAAATCCCCACTCCCGGCAGGAACATTGTTTATCAAGAACCTGACCACCAGAGCAAAAGTGTCTTATGCGAACTGTTTCATCCAAAGTATCGACATAGAACCCATGTATTTGGGTAGCGGGTTACTCGGCCAATGGTTTAACATTACTGTTGTGCAGTCGGCTTATGCGGATGCGTGACTTATGGCTTCAACTGAAGTGTTTATCAACTCGGTTAAAACCGATATCGTTTCAGACATATCCATAAAGAGGTCGTGTTCTGACCCTATATGTTCAGCATCATTTTCAACGCCACTTGATTTGTTATCAGCAGCGCAATCCATGCATCCGGTAATGATCACCCGTGGCGGAGTTACGCATTTTAACGGTATAATTTCATCTTATTCGTTGTCATACGCCGGGAAAATGGTCACATTATCATTAGACTGTTCGGATTTATCCTATAAATTGGCGCATTCTCTGCTCCCATTGACGGATACGGAAGCAGCAACGCTCACATATGACTCAACTCCCGAATCTACACCCACTCTTGTTCCTGCGATGACTGGTCGCCTAACATTTGACCCTGATATTCATGTGGGTGATGCAATCGAAGCACTATTGACAGGAACGGGGATTGAGCATATCGGACCGGGAGATACCGAATCTCAAATACAGTTTAGAGCAACTCCAATACCAGAAACCTGTCTTGTATTTGACCCTGGGATGTATAGGTTAGACGTCATTAAGGCAATGTGCAAACTAATTGGAGGTATCTTTTTTATTCGGTTTGTGGGAGACAAGTCTATAGCGGTTTGCAACAGCGGGAGCACAGGGGGAGGATCGTGACCGCACCACCGGAGTTTACTAAAGTTATTGAGGTTTCAGACTCTACACATGTAGGATTATCATTCGGACTCGAATCTGTTCCCGAAATGGTATGCACGCGAGTAACAGAAGAGGTAGCAGACGATAGCGCAGTAACGGTTCATGATGAAGCCATAGAAACTGGTGCAACTGCGGCATATTATGATATTTTCGTTGCAATAGACCCAAATACATCAATCGTTGTTTCAACCGATGTTATTGCTAAACTTGCCGAGTATGCGAAGTGTAAAGAGCGTGCGTCAATTTCAGTAGCAGGAACTCCATGGGAATTATTTAACATTTTAGACTTGTCGGGGTTGTATACTGACATGGGTATTACCCCTACTATATCAGAATGGAGGGTTACCGAAATAACGATTACCATTTCGGCAGATGGGGTTCAGACCGATTCCACGCTTATGTCTTCATCAGCAAGTCTAACTGATCCGGTAGTGTCTCCATCCACCGGGTCATATGACCCAGAAGTGCAGATTTTGACCGCTGCATCTTCTATCGTTGACGCGTCAAACGCAAGGGTTGCAACCGTGGACTCGACTGCAACAGGAACCGTAACTGTCGCATATGCAGGAGGGGGAGAGAAAGAGACACTTGTAGATAGGGGAGCGTGAGATGGTAGTTGGGAGTGGAGATAAAGTGGTCGTTCTCCCACTTATGGGAGGTGGGAAAGTAGTAGTTCCAATAGTAACTCCCGGTATTGGAGACAAATGTATTACAATTACACTACAGGGAGGAGGCAGTGTAGTTACTAAACTTTGGACTCCGTCAACCGGGGAGAAGGTTGTAGTCATGCCTCTCCAAGGTGGTGGAAAAGTTGTAGTTCCGTTAACTCCCGAAGTAATATCAGATATTGTTGTTCTTCAGTCTGCTGCTATATTTCCAGAGGAAGGATCATACCCCATTCGATCCCGTGCTCATATTGAGAAAGTGTCTGATTGTGTTGGGAGGGCTGAAATTTATTTTGGGATTAATGCAAATACAGCAACCCCCACGAGACAAGAGGTTATCACCAAATGTAGAGATATCCCTGCTGAAGGGATTACTATTGAAACGGGTGATATTTTAGTTCCATATAGGAATACCATATGGGCGAGTTTTGATATCCAAAAAGGTGCGTATATTCGAATAACATCGGTAGAGCAGTCACTCGATGAAGGGGTAACATGGACATATGTTACGGATGGCAATTTTTCAGAAGGAGAATTTAAAACTGATATGCAATATGGATGGGTAAAAACAGAATTTGGGTTTTCTGCTCAAATGGTAACAGGTGGATGTGAATCCATAGACATGCCATAATTTTTTATATTAGTGCGCATAATATGTTTGTATGCAAAAGGAGATTGAGATACAGCAGTATGTGGCAGCGTTCTCAAAAACTCGGCGAGAAGGATGCTTGGCATACGATTATGTCAGGATTGCGAAAACATCAGATTATGGATATTCTATCATTAAGGGGCACAATTACGGGACTGAAGGGATGCCCGATGACTGGGCTGATGAGACTATCACATGCGAATACCCCGCGACGGTTGAGTGGATATACGCGAAGTGCCGGAGTATATGCAATTCTTGCAATAGTGGGAAAATAATAACTGATATCCCTTTCGAGAGTGAATAGATTAGACCGGGCGATGATTGTGAGAGATGAGCCAAAGATAAATAGGAGATAGAAATGGAATCACCAGAAGACAAAGTAAGAGCAAGCAAAGAGTATAAAGCAGCGAAAGAGAAAGGAGTCGATGTAGAAGCGCTTATTGCAGATGCAATGAACACCCCACGATACCAGAAGTTCAAATCACCGGCGACTCGTGAGAGTATCCTGAAAAGCGTTATCATCCCTGCAAAGAAGCAGATGAGCGGAGATCCATTTGACGAAGAATTGATGGTCATCGCATACCATGACCGGTATGGGAACGATCCAAAGTTTGCAACCAAATTTGTAGCGCTTCGCAAAAATAAGCAATTCTGCAACGTTAGTATCTATGACGTCAATTCTCTACAGGTTCCCTGCAAGTGCCGAGTGGTAGGAGTATCAAAGACTGACGAATACGGGACTACGGTTTACCCGATGGATAATGGCATCTCAAAGGTTGAAGATATCACCTTTGATAAGATTGCAATCGCGCTTAACAAGGTCGCCATCACTCCCGGAGATACCCAGAAGATAGAAGATCTGCTAATTGACGGGAAGAAGAGTGAAACGCGGGCGTTTAAGACTTCGATTTACAACGTGTCTCCTCATGATATCTGGGAAGAGAATGAACAGACTGGTAAATCAAGAGTAGTTGCACATCACCCTCCAATGATGGGAGACGAACGGAATCCCGCGGTGATGCATCCGTTCCTTAAGTTTGAACTTGGATCCCCAGAGCGCTTCATTGTCAGCGCGGTCATCTACCAGCAGCGGTATGGTAACCCAACGATTCAGATTGAAGACTTTGATGCGTTCCTTGAAGATGCAATGGCTCTTGAATCATCCGCTGAACAGATGGAACTTCTCCGGTCTTGTGTCATCGATCGGGATGTATTCGTTGTGATGGATGTATATCAGAAAAAGCCCGGAAAAGACAACACACAATACATCAATGGTTCTTGCTCGTTCATCATGGAGATTTCAGATGATAAGTCTCTCACAGACACGAGGGAGACCCTTCAGACAGAAGAACCATCTCCATCACCTTCTCCTTCAGGCCATGTTGAAAACCCGTTTGTAGAGGCTCTGGTTAAAGCATCGATCCCTCTTGATACAGATCCGAAGTGGATACCTGTTGCCAAAGCCAGAGAGATCGCATCAATTGGTGCAGACGTATCAGATAACATGGTGCAGGAGATGGTTAAACGGGCATCACAAGTCTGGAATGAGAGAAAGAAGGTATGACCACTGAACTTGTAGAGTCTAACCCGGCAAAAGACGCATATCTCAAAGCAATAAGAGCAGAGGGAGCATCAGAGAATGAAGTTGCTCACATGCTTTACTTGGCAGAGAAACACAACCTCGACCCATTAAGCCGAGAAATCTATCTGATGCCTTTCACGAATAAGAAGGGAAAAAAAGAGTTTGTCACGTATGTTTCCTATTTCGGTTTGATGAAATGTGCCCATAGAAGCGGATATTTTGACGGAATAGAAGAGGAACTGGTATTCTCCGATGAAGGAAAAATACTTGGAGCAAAGGCGCGGGTGTGGACAAAGGGATCAAATCATCCAACTATTGCTATGGGATTGCTATCAGAATATACCAAAGGACAGTTCTTATGGAACACAATGCCCGGAGCAATGGTGATGAAGTGCGTTAAAACTCGTGCTATCCGAGACGCGTTTAACCTGGAAGGGCTCTATATTGAAGAGGAATTTATGGTTCCTGCTACCCAAGAATCAGAACCGATGAAACAGGAGATAAAGCAGAGAAAGAGAATTGAAGAACCGATTGACAATGATCCGGCGTTTGACTAAAGAGGTGTTTTAAATGAAAACAAAAATTTACGTTTGTGAGAAGTGTTGTGATATTGGGATACCATACCCATGTGTATTGACAGTTGAAAAACCTGCACGGAAACCAGAATTCTGTCCATATTGCAGAACGAAGGATGGTAAATGGAAGAGAGTTAAAAATGAAACTGCATAGAGCAGAATCAGTATTGAAATTGTTTTCAACAGGTAAAATTGAAAATGTCATCTATGAATATGAATACCATGATAACTCAAATTTTTCGAGGGCTTATTTTAGAAACGTAGACACATTCGCAGAAATTGATGGCCCCGTATCACTTACTCACACGTATTGCAACCGTAAAATAAAACTAAAACTTGAAGAAGAAGATTCAGATGGTAAGTTTTGCGATGTTGAATATATGATGTTCAACGATTATGGAGATGAAGCATTCGATCCAGAATCAGAATTTTATAAAAAGATGTTTGATTATAACGGAGTTGGAATACCTGCTACAATTATAATCGATCAGGATTGCAAGTTGTATATTGCATCGATTTACAAACTAAAGATAGATTATGGGTATACTTTAGATTTGCAATATTTCTGTGATATTCCAAAAGCGATTTATGACAAACTATGGAATTGTGAAATTAATCACAAACGCCCATATAGCATTTCAATTGATAATTATACTCTAACAGGGTTTATAACAAACTATATCGGATTTAGGGATTTGCATAAAAGCGTTGAAATCAGAATTCGCAATTCAGATAACGAGTATTATGTTTTTACAACAGAAGGGTATAAACACACAGAACTTACTCGGAACGATGCATAATGATAACTCTTAACCGTTCAGGCTCTTATTTTTTTATCAACGGTGATTTATATCCTGAAATTGTTGAAACTCTGCATAACGTAACCAGTTACTATGTTCAGAATTATGAAAAAACCGATAAGTTTCAGAACGGGTTATGGGACGGTAAGGACAGGTTATTAAAGCGTGCTAAAAACGGTTCATACTACTTCCCTTTCGGGTTGATTGACAGTGTGAAGAGTGCACTGTCAATCTGGGGGGTGTGTTATCAGGTGAGAGATGAGAATACAAGTCGGACAATCGAAGAGATACCGGGAGAAGATACCGGATTGCGCCCTTATCAAGTAAAGGCACTTAATCAATTGCGCGTCAATTGTTATAATAGTTCTGGAGTGATTGCGCTTCCCACGGGGAGTGGTAAAACGAGGATTTCACTGGTATGGGCAGAACATTTGCTACATTCTGGAATGATAAAGTCTGTTTTGATTCTTGTTCATAGGGTTGAATTGATGCGTCAATGGAGGGTTGAAATCGCTCAACAAACTGGAAGATTTGAACACGATATTGGTATGATTGGTGCTGATGAGGATAATATTGCAAGATCTCCTTATACGGTTGCAATGATTCAAACATTATCATCTAATATAAAGCGTGATAAAAATTGGAGGCTTGATACTGGTTTATTATGTTGCGATGAGTGCCATACGATCAGCGCTGCTACATTCTATGATGTATCGATGAGAATAGATGCGAAGTATAGACTGGGACTTTCGGCGACTCCTACCCGGTCAGACGGTGCAGATATGAAGATCTTCGCTGCGTGTGGAACTGTTGCATCTGTTGTTTCTGTTGAAGACTTGGTATCAGATGGATATCTCACCCGGCCTGTGTTCAGGATGGAAACATTGCCTCCGGTTAAAGTGCCATATATCGCTTCGTGGGCTACGGTTTACAAGCAGGGAATAACGCTGAACATGGACAGAAACATTAAGATCAGTGATATTGCAGAGGAATACCTATCGAAGGGTAGGCAGGTTTACATCCACGTTAACCAGATTGATCATGGGAAATGCTTAACTGGAATGATAAACGGCGCTGTATTCGTTTGTGGTTCGACAAAGAGCAAAGACAGGGAATACATTATCAAACGTTTTAAGAGCGGTGATATTCGGTGCTTGGTATCTACGCTATTGAAGGAAGGAGTAAGCATAGATGGGATATCGTGTCTCATACTCGGTTCGGCGGGTAAGTCAGCAGTTGCACTCATACAAGTTGTGGGGAGATGTCTTCGAGTAGACCCAGAGTTTAAAGACGCGATAGTTGTTGATTTTATGGATAGAGGGCATCGGATACTTGAGAACCATGTGCAGGATAGGATATCTGCATATCGTGAGACGTATGGATCGTTATTTCCGTATTAGGAGGTTAAAATGGGATATTTTAAAAATGGCGCTTGGTATCCAACACCGCCATTAAAACTTAAGAATTGTAAGATGGAATTCGGCGGAAAATCGATTATGTGTGATGTCGAACTTGATGGGTTTAGTTATCAGAAACAAGATGAAATTGATTTTATTCAGAAGATTGTAGAGAATCAAGGATGCGAAATATCTATTGAAATCGAAGATCATATTGAATTTAAAAAAGGGAAATCAATTCGTGTATCAGATCAATTTAAGAAATGAGAACTATATCAATATTGATTTATACCCGTGCTCCTAATATGTTATGAGGTGAGAGAATGAAAACCGAGGAATGGATAACAACTGAAAGCGGGGGATATTCTAAAATAGAGGATATGAACCATCCCGAACGATACACATCTGAAAGCGGAAAACTGTATCTATTGACTAAAAAGAAGACAATAACAGAACATCATATGTATGGGTATCAGATTTGTGAGATATGCGGAAATCCAATTGGCGTTACCCCGATATCTTATGCGGATCATGAAGTGTGTTCTCCTGAATGTTTGACTAAACTGATTAAGAAACTAAATTGGTGAGAGAATGGAAAGAAAGGAGTGTATTACGGATTATAATGAAGAGTTCCCGGTTGGAAATTGCAATTGTGTATTTCTAATTCCAGAGCAATATGGAGGGGATGAGACAAACAGACCAACATTTTGTCTATTAAGAGGGTATGAATATCCTGAAAAAGGATGCGTATGGAGAAAAACACAAGATGAATTGAAA